TAGGAGCCTGACCACCGATGTGGTAGTAGCCCCGCTGCACGGGCTCTATAGCTCACGCTATAGAGATGTCCACCTCTTTCTTATTTTAATACGGTGAGGAACCGTATACCTGTGGGCCAAACACTCAGGGGCATGATTAACATGCCACCTGAAGTATTCGCCCCAGCCGGATGGTATCACTAATTTTTCATTAGTGACACAGGGCACGAGGAACTCATTGCGATGCAGATTAGGATTAAACCTATTCTTAAACATCTTGCAATTTTCCTTATACGCCCTTTTGCCATCTGCACAAAACAAGACAAGAGGAGCATTATCTTTCTGGACTTGCGAGAAGTCCAGATCGACAACGTCATCGAGTCTCGCTGCTCTAGGAAGTGGTCCGATGTTTTCGGCCATTCTTCCCAATAGATGTGCAGTCCGGTCAAAGCCGATTTTTGCGAACGCATTCGCGTAGGCAATAGTCGACAACAGGCCCTCAGGTGACTTATCACCCGGGAAGAGCGTCTTGATTCTAAGGGGAGTAACTAACTGCCCTCTAAACCAATCCGCTCCGCACGACTCTCTGAAAAAGGGACCCGTGCAGCATTTGTCTAAGTTTAGCATTAAGCCAACCTTAGATAATGCTTCCGCAACAAGAGAGTAATCTCTTGTTGGGATAATAAGATCATCTCCAAAGACCGTTACGTCTTTTGCGCCTTCATACATCTCTTTTAAAGATATATGAATGGAGTGGCGGCGACTTAGTAGACGTGCCGTGACAACAGTTGCAAATACGATTGTAGCCATGATGGGAAAGCACAGTGCTGATCCCATCGGGGCGAACTTTCGCAATGTAACCGTCCGTCCATCGGGAAGCTTAGTTGAAAGGCTCCTACACGCAGCTATCTTACGATAGAACTGCTTTGGGAGAATCTTTTCCAACAGCTTCAACGACACACGATCTGAAGCATCCTTAAGATCAAGGGTCGAGAGGTCACTCGAAAGTGATCCTTGACGCGCTTGTTCTTGGTTGGGCAATTGGTTCGTGAACCAAACATGCCCAGCTGTAAGGTGATGCTTCTCGAGACAATTTACGAGGGACCGCATAATACCTTGCTGAATCCATTGGAACTCCAATGGCTCGGCAGAGATAATGCGCGGACCGCGTGAATCCTTAGGCACAAGAACAATCTTGGCCGAAGGATCACATTCTTCCCAGTGAAGGAAAGAATGTAAATTGTCGCACAGGTGTGCACTGTTTAGATGGAAGTAGTCCGTGAACGGATACTCCTTATCTAAGCGTGCAATGAACCGATGAAAGTTCATCTTCTGCCACGGCTTCTCGCCCGTGGCAACAGCACCAGGACCGTGACGCGGTGTAATGTCAGACGCATCAAAGGATCCGAAGATCTTATGACACACCTGACGAAGAACATCGAAGAACGCGAAATCCTTTGGATTGTCGAAATCCAAGAATTCCAACTCAGCATCTCGACGAACGAATTCGTCAAGAGTGAGCTGGTGCGTACTAGGATGCTCCCCACCACGTAGTTTGTAGAACAAGTAGCAAACTTGTCGTACAAACCTAACGGCGGCCCATGCGCGAGGATCGACATGACGATCGACAATGATGACCCTAAAATACCAGTCAAAAAGACTAGGATCTTGAGTTATCTTTGCGATTTCATCAAGTCGTTCATCGCGGCTCTTACAGCAGTTGCCAGAAAGTTCCTTATCAAGGAACTTACCGATTCGAGGTAACGAAGATGTAAAGAAATCTTTGTTACGTCCGAGGGCGCAAATGGAAGAAGCAAGTCTATGACTAGCTTCGTCCCAGCCACCCCAACTAGAAGTAAGAGGAGCCATGTCCCGAATGAGGCTTAGCGTGATAGAGCGCATTGTCTCTACCGGTACACAGTTCTTCTCTGTGTTTGCTGCCATATTCGGACCTCCTTAGAGTTCGCCGTTAAGCAGACGAGTCATTGTGGGAACACCGGAGTCTGTCGACCCCATGAAGTTCGCAATGAACTGCGATGCTTGAACGACGTCGGCCTTGGAGATTACCCCATTAGACGGAACAATCGCAACCATATAAACGGTTGCGGTGCCCTGAATGGGTGTCGTCGTACCCGCCGGTGTCACAGCTTTTGTGACATCGAGACGTACGAGATGCCTGTCGACTTTTTTCGTCCCTTTACCACTGGACTCATGTCCTATGGAAAGTACGAACGGCTCGTCCAAAGGCTTGCTTGACGCAGACCTTTGCGACTTGTTTGCGGGGTTCTGAACCCCGACTGGCGAGGTCAGCTCAACCTCAACGCTAACCGGCGTTGGGCTGGTGCTGTCACTCAGAGTCAGTTTCTGGCTAAACAAAGGATTTCTCCAATGCGTCTAAAGGCCATGTGTGGCAATTAGACTGGTTCCGAGTAAGATCTGGGTCATCCCAGGTCTACCCGCGGCAATTGATATCCACCCTGGTCTAGGCACCCACGTTCTTCTGACGAAGATCGTGTTTGTGCTTCGACCCGAAAAGGCGAACATCTCCCTTCGAAACTCCGAAGGTGGAGGCTCATCTGGCCCGCTAAAGCCATAGAAGCCGGCGGTGAAGTCGTACAGAGTGTTACACTTAATCGTGTAGCAAGCATCTGTTATTACGACTGGAAAGACAACATTTCTACTAGAGAAGTTGTCTTCTAACCAAGAGCCTACTTTGAGAAACCAGTCCAGCACGAAGCTGAACGGGATTTCATCCCAAAGTATCTTTGGATTTGCATAGATGCCAAGTGCATCCATGCAAAGCAAAGCTTGATTCTTAGCGGAATCAAGATTTGCCGGGAGTGAGTACGAGTAGTGGATCGTGAAATTCACATCCAGCTTCTCGCGGGCAACATGTTGCCTACCTCTTTTGACTTCACGGATGCCGCTGTAAGAACGATAGTTCTCCCAGTTGACACGAATGTCGTCAAAAATAGGAATCTCACTCTGTGCAGGTCTCCAGTGAAACACGAGATCTTTATTTGCATTTTCCTCGATCTGCTTAATCAAAGCAGGTATTCGAGTAATCATGCCGTAAATATCTCGCACATCCCGGACGTTTGGCAACACATTGAACATATAGTTCAGGTGTTGTGAGGCGACGGTCTTTGCAGATCGTCGAAGTCCTTTGACAGTGAGATCTCCAACCAAAGAGATCAAACTTTTCATCGGGCTCTTCAAAGCCAGGAACGTGGATCGCAAATCCTTTAATTCAATAAGGAATTGCGCCATTTCCGGACTCCTACCTCCTTGGGTACTCAGAACATCTGAGCACTTAGCAAACGCCTCTGCACACCAACTCTCAAGATACGGGTCTACGGCAGATATGCAATTGCTTGCCCATCTGTCGTAGTTTGGTGTAAATGAAGGTAGCGAATAGCCTAGGCAGGCTTCCGCTGTCTCCATGTTACGACCAAACCAGTCATCAACATTCCCGTTTCCAGAAATGCTGTAACTGCGGGTAGGAAACTCAGCAAACTGTGTGTACGCAGACGAGAATTTCTCGTGCGTACAATTACAGCTGCGGAGTTTGTACCCGTTCGCCGCATAGTACTTCCACATCGTCTTCTTAGTAAGCTTTTTCTTAGCCTTACGAAGAGACGGGTCGAAAGTACTCGTCGTGTCGTACTCGATTCTATCGAGTTCGGCAAGACGCCCGGGCCATAGGGTGTCAAGAGTTGTCTGATAAGTCCACTGAGGGGGAAAGTGTGACGCAGGCATAGCCTGCGTTTGCACACAGACCCGATCAGGGAGGACTTTAGACCTCTCTTTAACAATTCCTATGGTCATGGACCATACTCCTAGTTAGGGGGCGCACAC